AATTCTTAGCCGCCATCAAAAGGTGGTGGATATGGTTAAAAAGCAAGTTTGTACCCCTTTATAAAGTAACTGTTAGTTTTAACAGTATTTGGGGAGACTCAGACGACCAAGAATTTCTTGTTAAAAAGATAATAACTCAAAAAGAAAAACATTTAAAGTTTAGAACAGAGAGTGGAGAAGTAATACAATTCACTGGAGCAGAAGGACTTAATTACAAAATAGAGGAAATTTAATGAAACATATACAAGTACTAGCAAAAATAGGAGTACTAGCAGTTATAGGATCAATGTTTTTGCCACATGGAGCAACTTGGTTTTCAGAAATATTAAATAACAACAGTCAATCTTTAGGATTTTTTGTTTTGTTATGCTTACTAATAATAGCAATGGAACACGAAGAAGAGATACTAAAGGCGGGCAGTAAAGGAATTACAGGAGAGTATGTAAGCGATTCAGGCACAAAAAGAACTGCCAAGAAACTAAGAGAGGATCATATAGTATGAATCAAATGTTATTAGCTTTTTGTTTAGTTTTAGGTGGGGCTAGTTATTGGCTTTATACAGAAAACGAAACATTGAAAGCAAACAATGCAAAACTAGAAGGAGCAATAGCAACACAAGAAGAAGCTATAGCTACTATGCAAGCAGATTTTACTTTGCAAACAGAACAGTTACAGAGTATGACTATTAAAAGTCAAGAAATTCAAAGAGAGTTAATGAGATATAGTAATTTCATTAAAGAATATAAATTAACAGCAAAAATACTGGAAGATCCAGTAGAAATGGAAAGGAAAATAAATAATGGAACAAAACACGCGTTCGAAGATATTGAGAAAATCAGTGCTGCCGTTGACGATCTTGATGATGGTCTCCAGCTGCAGCCTTCTATCAACTAGACCTATAGAAGTAACAGCAAAGCCTATGGAGAGGAAGATTGTTCAACCAATCATGCCTCGTGAGATTCAATTAACAACACCACAATGGATAGTAGTTACACCAGATAACTGGGAAGATCAACTTGCTCGTATTGAAAAACAAGAGGGTGAGATAGTATTTTTAGCAATGACTGTTCCAGATTATGAAGTCATGTCCTTGAATATGAAAGAATTACAGAGATATATTACAGAATTAAAAGATGTAGTAGTATATTATAGAAAAGTTACAACCGAGCCTTCAAATGTCGATAAGTAATAAGGTATTTAATATAGTTAAAGAACAAATTAATCAAGGGAATGTAAGTATGACTTCGGATTTAATTGATGAACATAATGCTGATAGTCTTGATATGGTTGAAATAATTATGAATGTAGAACAAGAGTTCGGATTAGAGATACCTGACGAAGCTGTAGAACCATTACGAACAGTTGGAGATATAGTATTTTATATAGATCAAAACTTATCACCTTATCACCCTAGTAGAAAAGAGGTTCAAATTGTTGAATTTAGTTAAAAATTACTTTTTATATAGAAAAAGTATGGAAGAGTCTAATTATCTTGAAAAACACCCATTCTTACAAGAAAGATTATTTATGATTGAAAAATGGTGTGAGGATTTAGAAGATAGGATAGATGATCTTGAGTCTAATCAAAATCATTATTCTGACAGAGTAGTTGACTTAGAGAAAATAGCACACCCAAAATGTGGTATTGAAGAATTTGATGGTTACGATCCATTAGTACAAAGATTAAATAAGATAGAACGCAATCTTAGAAAGAAAAGCTATAGTAAGTTATTAAAAGGAGAAAAACACACATAGACATTCAAAGAACACTTAGTTCAAAAACTAGACGAGTATCTGCTTATCTCGTTAAAGATTATTTAGAAGAAGCAGAATATACACCAATTTCAGTTGATTTGGATAAGATTAAATGTGCTAAAGGACAAGAGGAAGAAGAATTCCTTGCGGATGCTGTAGCACTAGTAGGACTAAAAAATCCACTTTTATTGCTAAGTTCTAATAATAAGAATTTAGCAATGGAAGGCGATACGCCCTACATTGAAGAACCTTTCTTTTGTTATAAAGGGAGTGAATTCCTTTTAGCAGCAAAAGAATTAGGTTATACTGCTATGGACTGTATTATCGCTGACGATATATACTGGGCTAGAGCAATAGAATATGCCTTGAAACAAGGCTGAGCCTCGTAAGAGGATTAGGAGATAAGAATGTTAGGATTCTTACAATGGGTTATAGGATGGATTCAGGTTATACCATGGTTAGTCATGAGTGCCTCAATCATAGCGGCATGCACGGACACACCGAAAGATGACAAGTTAGTTGGGAAGATGTATAAAGTTCTTGACTGGTTTGCAATCAATGTAGGTAAAGCCAAGCAAGACGCAAAGGAGAGCTAAATGGCAACACCATCTGAACAATTCCAAGGCGATATGTCTCGTAATGAAGTAGAGATTGACCTTAATAAGTTTATGGCTATGGTTCAAGAAATTGGCGAGTTAAAAACTAAAATAATGGAAATGGAAAACGAAAGAGAGCCAGACAACCCATGGCAGAGATGGATTTGGTTATCCAATATGGTAGATTCTTGGAGAATTTTCCCAAGACTTTTCCTTAGTGTCTATATTTATTTGTTGTACTATTGTACAATGTGGTTTATGGCTTTAGAAGCCCCAACAATGGAACAGTCTGGTTTAATCAGTATTGTGGTTGGTGCAGGTGCAGCATGGTTTGGACTATACGCTGGAACAGCTAAGGATAAGATAAACTCAAAATAGTTCTTGACTTCATCTCATAATTTTAGTATAATATAAGTTATGAAAAAGTTTAAAGACATTAAAAAAATTAAGCCATCAAAGAAGAAAGAAAAAGTCTGTTATTACTGTAAGACTACAGAAAATGCAGATGGTCTTTGTGGCATATATAAGTGTTGGAAGTAACATATGAACTTATTTTACTTAGACGAGGATCTCGATAAGGCAGCACAGTATCATGTTGACAAGCATATTGTTAAGATGCCACTGGAAGCTGCCCAGATTCTTTGTACAACAATTTATATTGATAAGTTTCTAGGGTATGTTCCTCGTGCGTTAAATGCAGACGAACGAGAAGTTCTGAACAAAGTAAAAGCTGAAATTAAGCATTTACCATTGGAGGAACGACCCTTCCCCTACCTTCCGATGATGTACAATCATCCCTGCACAATCTGGGCAAGGGAGTCATTGGATAACCATGAATGGGTTCATTGTTATGCCAATGCATTAAATGATGAATACCATTATCGTTATGGTAAACTACACAAATCTATTGAACAAGTAGTAAATAAATTACCAGAACCCACACATCTTAAGAGAGTAGGATTTACTAAGTTCGGATTGGCAATGCCAGAAGATCTTAGAGATTACGATAATCCGATACAAAGTTATCGAGATTATTACCATTTAGATAAGGCAACCTTCGCAGCTTGGTCTCACAGAGACAAACCACATTGGTGGAATGAAGATTATGCCGATTACGAAAAAAGGATAACAGCACAGTGAACAATAAATTTAACGAAGAAGTAGCATTAAATATGCTAAAAAACCATATTCTGAGTACCTATCAAGCACATTATAGTAGTGGTAAAATTCAATCAACTGAATTCATTTTTGATTCAGGTCATGGAGAAGGATTTTGTTTGGGAAATATCATAAAATATGCTCAACGATATGGTAAAAAAGAGGGAAAAAACACTGATGATTTGTTAAAAATTTTACACTACGCAGTAATGCTATTAGGAAAAGAGGTAGAAGATGGCAGTTAGAAAGAAAAGAGAAGAAAAACTCTCAGAATCAAATATTAACAAAGTAATAGAATTACTCGCTGCAGAAAAACCTATTACTAAGAAAGAGGCGTGTGAGATATTACATATTGCATACAATACAACTCGTCTCAACAAGATCATATTAGATCATCAAGAAACATTAGAATTTCGTGCTAGAAGAAAAGCACAAAACAAAGGCAAGGGCGTTACAGAAGCAGAGAAAGTTTCAATCGTAAAACATTATGTAGATGGAAACAATATATCTGACATTGCAAAGGCATTATATCGTTCCCCTGCTTTTATTAAAGCCGTTATTGAACGGCTGGGAGTACCACAGAAACTTCCAGACACAGATTACAAAGGTATTCGAGAAGCAATGATTCCCGAGCCTTGTGTATCAGATGAATTTGAACCAAATGAAAGAGTTTGGTCAGCACGAGGTAATTGTATTGCTGTAGTGCAAAAAGAAATTAAAAGTAATCAAACAAATTACGAAGAAAAATATGGTAGCAAAATGTATCATATTTGGGAAATTGAAATGGCAGAGTGTGAATCGCCATACTTCGGATTAGTACGCAACGCAGGACATAATGCTTCTCGACTTGCATACGATCTTGGAAGTTTAAGACACTTACAGGAATATTTATGACAACATTACAGATAATACTTTGCTTTTGGCTAGCAGGTTCTTTGCTTGCTATGTGGAAAATATGGAAACCTTCATATTTAGTAATTTCAAAAATAGATGAACATAACATATTAGTAACAAGACCAGTATTAGCTACAGTAATAGTATTCATTATATTCACAATATTTTTACCATTAATGGTAATACCTTTATTAATACCTGACAGACTAGAAGAATTTGTATTTGGTTTTATTAAGGGAGCAAAGAGAATTAAGTAATGGCATATAGTAAGGAAGTAACAGACAGATTTGAAGGAGTATTAAATAGTCCTAAACAATATTCAGTTGGAAAATATGATCCAAAAGATCCTCGAGTAGCAACAGGAATAACTGGTGCACCATCATGTGGGGATGTAATGAAGTTACAACTAAAAATAAATCCTGACGATAATCGTATACTAGGTGTTAAGTTCAAAACATATGGGTGTGGGAGTGCAATCGCCTCATCTTCTATGTTTGTAGATATGCTACAGGGCGTAACAATAGAAGAAGCCAGACAAATTAAAGACAAAGATATTGCAAAAGCGTTGGACTTACCACCAATTAAATTACATTGTAGCGTACTAGCAGAGGAAGCAATTCATGCAGCGCTTAAAGACTGGGAGAACAAACAAAAATGATAGAATTTATTTTCACATTACCTACAACTATTGGACATTTCTTATTTAACTTCGCAATTTGGGGAGCAGGAATATATTATGGAGTAGAGTGGGTAATAGACACATTAAAAGATCGAGGTTTCTTATGAGTTATTTATTACAGGCACTTATTGCTAAGTTAAAAGGCGAAGTAGAAGTAGCAAAAGCAAATGTTATGGTGTATACCAGAAACTCAACAGGTATTGGAGAACATCCAGAGATTGTAGAGGCTATTGAGACACAGATAGAAAAAATCGCAAATGCTGAAGAAAAGATTGCAACCATAGAAAAGCATTTTTCAAGATAGGAAATCCCTATAGATAACGAAAAATACTTCTTGACAGATGGTTTCAATTTCGATATAATATAGTTATATTTAATAAAGGACATACATGAGTGATAGATTTTATATGCAACAGTACGACCGAACAGGTTGGAAGCCCATATGGAACAACACATGGATCCAAAACAAAACAAGGAGAAAAAACATGGCTTGGACAGATGAATCTAAAGCACAAGCAGTCGAAATGTATCAGGAACAAGAACCTACACCTGAAACTTCAATGGAGATTGTAAAAGACATCGCAGACGAACTTGGTGAATCACCAAATGGAGTTCGTATGATATTGACCAAAGCAGGCGTATATGTAAGAAAAACTCCAGCAGCTAAATCCTCAGGTGGATCTACTGGTGGCGGACGAGTATCAGTAGCTGATGCTCAAGCAAGTCTTACTTCTGCCCTGTCAGACGCAGGTCAAGAAGTTGATGCTCAAATTATCAGTAAATTAACTGGTAAAGCAGCAGTATACTTCAAAGGTGTCGTAGAAGCGTTAAATAGTTAAAAAATAGTTTAGCCGAGGCAGTACTTACTGCCTTGGTTTTTTGCATCCTATAAAAGAGACCTCTGCAATTTAGCAACACAAAAGAGTTTTTGTTAGATTAAATTGGAGGAATCAATGAAAAAAGAGGAGCTTAAAGCTAAACTCGAAGAAGCAGGTGACGCAGTAATCACCTATAGAAGTCAAAACTCTCGAAAGCTAAAGTACAATGTTTGCACTAGTGACTTTTCTACAGAATACATTCGTCAGAAAAGAAACAGAGCGAAAGAAGGTCAACACACAGTTTTATTATTTTGCTGGGATACTGATTCTTATAGAATCCTTGTTCCCGAAAATGTAACAAGTGTTGTACCTCTTAACCGAGTAATTAAGAATGATTGACTTAACTGCACCAGCAATATACGAAAAAGTTATCCAAGAAACTGAGCATGAACAAGTGCGTCTTGTAGTTTCTACCTTTAGGGATATCGAATACCTTTCATTAAGAAAATACTATTTAGATTTTGAGGAAGAATGGAAACCCTCAAATCAAGGGATAAGTATGCCTATTGATTTTGATAACAGTAGAAACCTGTTTCAAGGATTAGTAGAAATATTATCTTTAGCAGAAAGTAAAAATATATTAGAGGAAGAATTCAAAGACTTACTAGATCAAATATACCTACTATAAAATATTTCTTGACAAGTCCTTATATTTTTAGTATAATATACTTATGAAAAATTTAGAAACATTGTTAAATCAGGCACGCTTTTCTTACTATAATGGTAAATCCATTATGTCAGACGAGGCGTATGACAGATTAGAAGAACAATTAGGAGTAGCAAATAAAGTAGGACATGATCTTGACTCTAAAGATGTGAGATATCCTCATGCTTTTCCTATGTATTCTTTACAGAAAGCATATAGTACACTCGAACACCCAGATTATGGGAACGAGCCTGTAACAATTACCCCTAAATTAGATGGAGCAGCAGTAAGTCTCCAATACATCCGAGGCAGATTATCAGTTGCCTTAACAAGAGGAGATGGCAAGCAAGGTATTGACATCACCAACAACATGAGGTTCTTAATACCTCAGATTCTACTCCCTTGCATGGGAAAACCAATAGTACAAATCACTGGAGAAGTAGTAGCCCCTGCCACGATTAAGAATAGTCGTAACTATGCAGCGGGTGCGCTAAGTCTACATGACACAGAGGAATTTCAAAAAAGAGATCTAACTTTCATTGCGTATGGGATACAACCCTATCAAACTGAAGACTTTATCGAAGACATGAACTTTCTTGATTATTGTGGTTTTGAAACAATCATTGACAGTAGTTATCCTATGTTTCCCCAAGACGGAGAAGTATGGCGAGTAATTAATAATGATGCTTTCGAAAAATTAGGATATACTTCCCACCACCCAAGAGGAGCATTTGCAAAGAAAGTAAAACAAGCTGGAGTAGTAACAGAACTCATTGATGTAGTATGGCAAGTAGGCAAATCAGGGAATGTTTCCCCAGTAGCAATACTAGATCCTATAGACATTGATGGTGCGAGAGTAGCAAGAGCAACTTTACATAACATTGGGATAATTGAAGACCTCGGTCTTGAAATCGGATGTATGGTAGAAGTTGTAAGAGCAGGGGAGATTATTCCCCAAGTCGTAAGGAGAGTTGATTGAAGTACGAAGCCTTTACAAATGTATTTAGTTCTAAATTTGAAGCATTTGTAAGCAGAATGTGGCTCGATCATTGTGATGAGAATAGTTCTTTCTATTCTGTTGCAGATGACTACCCTACATATTTAATAAACAATTTCAAGTATCTAGTACGA